CCGATTCCGCTGAATAGTCCCATGATCAGAAGTGGTCGATTAGACCCGGTACGCTGTACATTGGCAGGAGTCGTGCTGCTTTCATGTTGAAGAACGCATCCATTAGGAATTGTTGTCCGTCTGCGCTTGCTCCGACTGCTGTGCTTCTGCTCACTACTTCTTGTGACCCATCGGTGATGAATGCGTCGTTTAGTGTTGGTAGTGCTGTGAATTTTTGCGCGTAATGCCAGTAGTCGATCGTCGGCGTTGTTGTGCTCCTGAAATACCCTGTTATCAGTGAGGGGCGGTACCGATACTCTGCCCACCGTTCTTGATATCCGAATACGTTGTTGTCTTGTGCTGTGATGCCTGTTACGTATATCTCTTTGTTCAACACTGACTGCTCGCCAAGCATGGCGAACACGGGCATGTAGAAGTCGTATCGTGTGGATCTCGACCACATACGGCGCAAGCCTTGTTGGTAGCTGATATCGGCGCGCACGTTGGCGAGTCCGATGATGTGTCCGTGTTCTGTGAACGCTTGGTTAAAGCCATCTGCTTGTTTAAGTATTGTTCCCATTGCTGCCAGATTTCCAAGCGGTGTAGAAGCTCCTGTCGTTCCTGTAGGTCCAGTTTGTGCAATTGGGTTGATATTGACCAGAGTGCTTCCACCACCGAGGTACTCGGGACGTTGGAGCCGTGCGTCAGGGCTAGTGACACCCCAATGTGATTTAAGTATTTCTGTGTATCGTGTTCCACCGCGTGCGTCCCTTTCCAGGAGTTTTTGAATCTGAAATGATTGCCGCAGTTGGTTGATTGTTGCGGCTGTTGCTGCGCTTAAGTCTGCGTAGACGTCCGGGATTCCGCCTGCTCCTGCTGCTGTTCCTCGCATTAATATCCCGTTAGCTGGTACTGTGAAGCTTTGTGGGTATACAACTCCTGCTGCGCTTGTTGTTGCGTCTTTAAGTGTGCTTCCTGCTGTTGGGAAGGTTTGTGCTGGTGCGATGCCCAGGCCGCTTACTGGTGCTCGTGTTCCTAGCGGTAGGCTTACGCTGGCCCCTTTTTGTGGCCATGGTAGTGCTGATGTGAAGTAGTCGTGTCGTTTCCCTCGTTTTTTAAGTGTGTAGTTGGTTACGGTGTCTGGGCCGTCTCCTTTGTCCACAGTTAGGCTGTTTTGCAGGTTTTCGTCCCTGAACCATTCGTTCCAGATCAGGTTATATGCGCGCAAGGGTAGTGCGCTGTGTGTTACCGTTTGTCCTGCTGTTACCTGTCCTACTGTTGGTAATCCGAAGTAGTCTTGTAGGGTTAGTTTGAGGTATCCGGCTACTGGGCTTACCTGTTGTGGTATGGCGTAGCTGATCGAGTCTCCGGGGTTTGTTTGTTCGCCTTGAAATTTTTGCCAGTTGTTCCACACCAAGCGGTTCGGTACGAAGAACCAGAACGTGTCCAGGTGCAGGTTGTCCATCACTGGCGTTGTCGGTGTTGCCAGTCGACAGAACGCTGTCATGCGTAGGTTCATTGCGTCGCCCGGTAGTACCTCGTCTATGTAGATGGGTACGAGCCACGCCGCGTCGAACGTTGTTTTTAGCGCGCTTTGTATGTTGAATTTGCTTCGTGGTATGTCTGCTCGTGGAACCATTGCGAAGTTGTGAGGGTCCACGCTGGCGTTTTTGTGCATCATCATGATTATTTCCTGTCTGTGTAGTCTTCGGCGCGTGCAATCAGTTCTCTTTCTGTTGCGACGATTTCGCCAAGTTGGTCGTTGTAGGTTCCGATTTGATAGAGTTCAAAATCGGTCGGGTTTTTGTAGATTGGTGTGTTTGGGTCGTTGACTGCTTCTCTGAAGCTTCGAATTGCTTCGTTCCGCGTGTTTACCGTCATGACGGGCGCGTGTGCTTCGGTTGCTCTGTCGTATAGTGCTACTAGGATTTTCATAGTTCCCTCTGTAAGAGTTTGATTTTTGCAAGTGTGACTTGCTCTTTGATTGCCAGTCGTTCTGGCGTGTTGTCGGCTCTGAGTTGGTAGCCGTTCCATTCCCGGTTGTCTTTGAGGTCTTGTAACCTGTCCGGGTCTTTGCGTTTTAGTAGTTTGTCGTAGTATTTTGCTACATTGGTTTCCTTTCCGTTGATGACGACTTTGTCATTGTTCCATACGTCTTCTGCGTAGAATCTGAGCCAGTCTGCCCCGATTCCGGGTTTTCTGGACATTTGGTTGAATTCTGGTGTGAGTTGATATTCGCCGAGATAGTCGTATCGTTTGTAGTGTTCGTCCGCTTGATCTCCAGTAACTTTTGATACGCAATACCGAGCGATGTATGCGGCAGCTTCAAAGGTTGCTTGACCCACACTACTGAAGCCGTAAGGCCATAGGCTTTCAAGCGTTTTTGAAGTGTAGATAACTTCTCCGCTTCCTGTTGTTTTGAATTTGGTTTTGTCGTCCCAGTCATGGTTGAACAGGATTGCGTGGAAGTGTGGTCTTCCTCCGATTGTTCCGTATTCTCCGCACATGTAGAATCGTATGTTTTCGCCATGTTTTTTCCTCAGTTTTTTCATGAAGATCTGAAAATCTTCATATTTCAGTTGCCCCCTTTCGGGGAGGTTTTCTTCGTCGTACGTGAGAGTGATGAAACAGTTTCGTTTGTAGAGTTTGGTTTCGTGTACCGCTCGCATTGCCCATACACGGCTTTTCTCAAGTTTGCAACCAATACATTGTCCGCATGCAATGGTAATTGGTTCCGTTTCGCCATGGCGTCTGTGTTTGTTGAATACGATGCTGCCGTCTTTTGCCCTGTATCCACTTATGGGGTGGTAGCAGGGCATTTTTTACAACCTGATTCCGCCGCGCATTGGTGCGCTGTTGATGTTCGCGGCTTTGGTTGTGTTTGCGTTCCGGTTGAATGACCGGGCGCTTGCTTTTTTGTTTACGTGTGAACGTTTCATTTTGCGAGTACCTTTCGTGCGAGTTGTTCGATCTTAATCAATTCTTGTGTCCACAAGTCCTTGATCGTTTTTGGCGCGTCCGCGCTTGCTTTTCGTCCCACTTTTTCTGCGTGGGTTTTCAATGCTTCCGATAGGAGCATTTTTTCTTCATCGCCAAAGATGTCTTTGGTGTTTTTGTCTTCTGGTTGTGTTGCCATTTTATTTCCTTTAGATCCTTTCGTGTTGTCTAGCATGTTTGTGGGTTATTCCACATTGACTATTATATCATTATTTTTGTGTTTGTCAATTATTTGTTTTTATTTGTTTGTTTACTGTGATAGTGTTTTATCTATACAGTGTTTGTGTTATTTGTCATTTCTTGATAGACGGTTTTCCGTCTTCCCGGGTATGGGGCGGAGCTCCATGTAGGCGGGGTACCCGCCGTAACTGACTTTCGTCAGGCCCATGTAAAAACCGCCCGAAGGCGGTTTTAAATGGGTTAAGGGCTTTTTTGCCCGCCTGGACCAGTGTTCTACTTGATGTAACTGGTCCGAGTGACCCCTGTCACTCTTTTTTATTTTCTTCTTTCTTTTCTTCCGGGATTATTTCCGGTTCTTTTTTGATGATCATTTTCATCTTTACTGCTTCCTCGAAGTTTTCCGCGTTGTGTATAAATTCCATGAATTCCTGCGGGTCGTTGTGGAAGCGTGCGCGATGTTTCGCGCTCATCTTCATAAATTCTTCCCTTGCCATGATGGTCACATTCATCGCGCTTTGGAAGTCGAACGTCTCTGTGAAGTCTTGTTCTGTTGGGAAGTTCATTGCTGGTGGCATCTCTCCAGTTGCGTTGAATCGTTCCACGATTGTATTTATGTCCACCTCGTCCTTGAATTGTTGTTGTGTCCGTGTTGGTTCGTGTGAACAATCAAGTCCTGTTTTTTCGCTTACTGCGTCCGTGTCGTAGTTATACGGTGTCCGTATGAATGGCGTTACTACTTCGCCTGTTTCTAAGTCGATCATTTTCCTATCACCTTTTTTGCTGAGTTGAGGATTGTGTTTAGTGCTCTGGCGTATGGACTTGCGTCCCCTGCCAGTGATTTTTCGAATGCTTCTATATTTTTTGCGCCTGCTATTTCAGTCCCTGCAAGTGTTGATAGCGCCCGTTTGTATTCGGTTTCTGCCTGGACTTGTGTTATTTGATCTCCGCGCAATCTTTTGTCTATGTCTGCTAGTGCCGTTTGTGCCCTAAGCAGGTTCCCGCGTTCTGTAGCGTTCCAATTCTCCTTGATTAGAAGTTGAATTTCTTCGCGGGTTTTGTCCATTTGTTGTTTTAGATTTTCCGTTTCTTGTGTCATCTTGCCTGTGCTGGTTGTAGTGTTTCCAGTTTGAGCCTCGATGAGCTTTGTCTGTGCCTTTATTTGGTCGGTTTGTGCTTGTTTGTTTACCGTATCGGCGTTCACGTTGGCAATGGTGGATTGTGCCGAATTCTGCTGCGAGCTTTGCAGTCCCTTGTTTAATACCGGTGGTCCTGCTGCTGCACTTGTTGCTCCGTTGCTATAGGCTAGCATTGGATTGAGACCTGCTGCTTTCAGGTCTGCTGTTGTGTCTTGGTATGCTGTTTGACGGAGTTGCCGTTGTTGTGCATACGCTGTTTGATTTGCGTTTTCCGCGTCATCCCTTCCGAGTAGGTCGTCTCCTATTCCTCCTAGGATGCTTCCTACTGGTCCGAATAAGCTACCGATTCCGCTGAATAGTCCCATGATCAGAAGTGGTCGATTAGACCCGGTACGCTGTACATTGGCAGGAGTCGTGCTGCTTTCATGTTGAAGAACGCATCCATTAGGAATTGTTGTCCGTC